CCGCAGCTCTCCCCCCACGACGCTGTAGAGCCTGGGAATCCCCTCAGCGGGCGGGTAGCCGGATATCGCGTCCTGTTCGGCCGGAGACAGCGCCTGCCACTCGGAACCTGTTTCGACGCGCAGCGAGATAGCCTGGGCGAAGTCGGCCGGCAGCGCAGAAAATTCCGTCCCGATGGCCGCTGCGGACCGCCCGGTGGCGCCTCGAGCTCGCAACAGCCGGTTCATCTGCGCTTCGGCCAGGGCGATGAACTCGGGGATCCGAGCCGCCATGTCGCCGCGGTCGAGCCAGTTGGCGACCGCCGCCTGGAGCTCGGTGTAGTTCGTGATCGCCATATGAAACGGTCCAAAAAAAGCCGCCCCGAAGGAGCGGCTTTGGCGACGGGCGGGGCGCGCGTCAGAACAATGGGAGTCGATGTCGGCGTTGTCGTTTTCGGGATGGGCGGTGTCGGGATCGCCGGCGGGCCCGGGCCCGCCGCTCTGCAGAGCACAGGCAGGGCGCGGGGCGACCGAACGGCCGCCCCGGCCCCGCAACTATCTTGCTAGTTGTTGGCCAGGCGGCAGGCCAGTTGCGGCCGCAAGGTCTTGAAGCCGTAGAGCACGTCCAGCCGGCACGGGAACTTGTCGCTGTTGATGTCGTACTGGCGCACGATGCGCATCGAGACCCCGTCGAAGACCTCACGCGCGGCGAAGTCGACGCCGCGCGGCATCACCATGTCGGCCGAAGCGAACGCAAACGCCCCCTTCTGGTAGGCCATGCTGATCCCGTGGCTCTGAGACGCGGTCCCCGCAAAGGTGATCGCCGCCCCCGCCGCCGGCGAGCCGGAGACGTTCTGCCCTGCCCCGCTGGTCACGATGGCCGGACTGATCGGGAACGAAGTGGTGGTCGCGCTCGCCCCGACCACGAACTGCTGCAGCACCGCGGTCGACTGCTTGGTCTCCGGGTGGACGCGGAAGACGCCCGCGATCGTGAAGACGTCGCCTGCGCTCGGCGCTCCGGTCCCGGTGTTCACGGTCAAGGTCGCGCCGGTCTGCGAGGCCCCGTTCACCTGATAGCCGGCGGCCGCGCTGCGGGCATGGGACGGCCACAGCGTGTTCTCCATGAAGTCGAACCCGGCGGTCCGGCCCATGAAGCCTTCGCGGTTCTGCTTGGCGATGGTGGTCTGATCGTTGAACAACCCCTTGAGGTCGTTGACCATGTCGACGTTGTCCTGGGTGTTCAGGTTGCACGTCCGCCCGGACAGGGGCGCCAGGTTGTCCACCAAGATCTTGCGGCCCTGCAGCACCTTCATGAAGGACGCTGGTTGGCCGGCGTTGCTCACCTGGTTGTAGACGTCCCGGTACATGGTCATGGCGTCCGCCTCGATCGTGGCGGCCAGCACGCTCATCGCCGGCTCCAGGATGCGGTCGGAGAAGTCATCCAGGTTCATGGTCAGGTCGACCGACGTGAAGTTCAGGTCGACGCCCTTCTGGGTGGCGACCTTCAGGTCCACCGAACTTTCGGTCGTGTCCTTGGCGTCCAGCGCGGAGCCGGACCGCACAACATACTGGTTCGGCAGGCGCACTTTCAGGGTGTCGCCGATCTTGGCGCCCTGGCGGGCGAAGCTGTCGTCGTATTCGCGCGTGATCGTGCCCACGAAATTGAGCTTCTGGTGCAGCACGCGCAGCGCCTCGCGCGTCACCGCGGTCGGCGTCAGGAAGGCGTTGGCCATTTCTGGTCCTTTTCGGATTGGATTGGGTTGGAGCCGCGCGAAGACCCTCCGAGGCGCGGAACGCGCTTGCTCGGCGGCGGCCGGCGTCAGCCGGCGGCGGCAGCGGTGGTGGATGTCGACCCTGTGCTCGGCATCCGTTCGCGGGAACCGCCGGACGCCGAGTGGGTGGCCTTAGGGATTAGCCTTTTCGGATGGCGATGTGGCCCTCAACAGGGCCGCATCCGCATCGCGACTCTGCAGGGTGCGCAGGACGACTTCGCCGCGGTGCTCTTTCTCGACGATTGGAGGCCGCGCCCTTGGATAGAAGACGACCAGCTTGGAGCCGTCCCATTCTATGTCGGCGTCCTGCCCCTCGATCGCCGCGATCCGATCGCGCTTGTACTTGAATGCCGACTTGGCGCCGGTCGCCACGACCCACGTCGCATAGCCGGTGGTGGCTCCGCAGTTCACCTCGACAAGCGCGGCCTTCCGGCGCCCATCGGGAGAGATTTTCTGGCTCTTCGGCTCGTAGCCGCACTCGCCCATACCGGCCACGACCATGACCATGGGCGTCACGTAGACGACAGCCGCCACCAGGATCACGCCACCGACCGCCATCAGCCAGTTTCTCGTTCGCATCTCGTGTCGCGTCCCCACTGCACATGACGAACAAACCTAGAACAGGAACTGCCCAAGGTGAAGCTCCTTGATCAGCGTCGGTATCTCGCGCCCTGCTCGATCCAGAACTGGTCGACCGGATCGTCGCCGTATGAACCGGTTCCGAGATAGGGCGATCCGAACGAAGGATGGCTGGTCGTTGCGCGCCGTTGGGCCCAGCCGGCGCCGCGCAACAGAACATCGGGCGCAAGGCCGCTTGCCCGGCCGGCTGCGCCGTAGTTGAAATTGCCGAACGGTTCGAATTTTCGATCCAATTGCTTGTAGTCCCACGGCTTCTTGTTCGGGACCATGTCAAGGAACCAGAGCGGGGAATGACCTTCTGCGGCCTCCATGTTCCGGCGCACACTGACGCCTTGAGGACCTTGCGGAACGAGCACCGGTCCCTTGCGCCCTGCCGACCGCCCGTTGTCGAACCCCGGCTTGAGCGTCACCGCCGGGACGCCGTTCCACCGGATGCGCACATTGGCGCCTTCAGTCTGGATGACGTCGCCGGGCTGGAAGGTCGATAGATCGACCTCCGGTCCGGCCTGGCCAGCGCCCCTGTAGTCGTAGTTTGTACGCTGCGTCTCGAGCCGCGGGGCCTTTTCCAGCGCAACGTAGTCCTGAGGCTTCATGCGGAAGTCAGGTTCGGGCGCCCGCAGGAAGGGATTTTCTGCGAGGCCGCGCACTAGCGTCCCTTTGTCATCTGGGCATTGCGCCGTGCCATCCACTCCTTGGTGGCGAGCTCGTCGCGCACCCCGCCGCTGCCGGCCGCGGCGCCGCTTACCAGTATTGCCGGGCGAACCGCCTGGGCCTGGACCGCCGACTTTGCTGCGCCCTCCTGCTGGCTCGCCTGGTCGGCCTGGTAGGCCCGATGCAGCACTTTCCACAGCCTGGGGTCGGCCATCTGTGACAGCTCCTCGAGCGTCACGCCGAAGGCCTGGGCGTATTCGACCAACTTGTTCGCCACATCGGGGGACCAGCCGTCGATCTCACGCTGGAGGGTGCGACCGGTCTCGGCCATCTGCTCGGCCGCTTCGCGCGCCGCCTGCAGCTTGCCGCGCTCCTCATGGTGGCCGACAGCGTAGGCCAGTCGTTCGCGCGCCTCCACAAGACCCTGAAAACGGCCCCAAAGCGCCTGAGCGTCCTGCGGATCCTGCTCGGCATAGGCCTGCCAATCGACGGCCTGGAACTCCTCGATCTGATGGTCGAGCGCGGCCAGTGCGATCTGATCCCGGCTCGCCTGCCCGAACGCCCGGGCCTGTTCAGCCAGCGCTCGGCGCTCCGCCTCGGCAGCGCGCCGATGCTCGGCCAGCTCCTGGGTCTTTCGCGTGTAGTCCGCCTGCCGCAGGAACGCGCCCTTCAGCGCTCCCGGCAGCGTATGGAGCTGCCCGTCGACCTCCAGGTCGAAGGTATCGTCCGTATCCTGAGGATCGCCGGCCTCGTCGCCGGCCAGCAGCTGCTCGCGCGCAAGGTCGCCCTCGCCCGCGTTGATGGCGTGTTCGTCGTTCATGATGTCCCCTGGGTATGCGCGCGTCGGCGCGGATGTGGGTTAGCGCTGCATCGCCTTGAGCCGGTTGGTCTCGGCTTCGAAGGCGTCGATCTCCAGCTTGCGGGCCTCGTGGCTGCGGTCCTGCTGCAGGGTCGCGATCTGCGCCTTGGCGGCGTTCAGCGCCTGGGCGAGCTGCGCCAGTTGCGCCTGGGCCGCCTGGGCCGCCTGGGCCTCAGGCGAGACGCCGCCGGCCAGCTTCGGCGGCAGCATGGATTGCAACCGGCTCGCCACCTCGTCGGCGCCCGGCCAGTCGAGATTCTTGGCCAGCAGATCGCCAATCACTGGAGCCGCCGCTGGATAGGCGCGGATAAGCTCGATCATCTGGTTGGCCGCCTCTTCCCGGCGGCTGGTGAAGCTCGGCCCGGCGCGCACGATCAGGTCGTACTTGCCTGCGGTCAGGTCGTAGATCTTCTCGATCTTGCGGACTTGGCCGGCGGGATCGGCCTGCGCCTGCGCCGCGCCCTGTCCCTGGCCCGCCGGCTGGTTCACCGGGACGGCCTTGGCCTGTCCATCCGGCCCCAGCACGCGCACCACCCTGGGCGTCGCATAGACCTTCGGGATCAGGTCCAGCAGGATCCGGCCCGCGTGCCGCATCGCCCGGTTCAGGTTGTCGATGTAGTGGAAGGTCGAGACGTCGCCCTCCCGCTGCCTGGCCATGATCGCCCGGCCCGAAGTCTCGTTCGACCGCGCGCCAAGGCTGGCGTCATAGAGGCCCATGATCGCCTTCATGTCGTCAGCGGCGCTCAGCGCTTCCGCCATGGCCCCTGCGGGGGGCCCGGCGAAACCCTGACGCTGAGGCGGCTCCATCCCGTCGTATTCGATGTAGGCGTGGGTCTGGGTGTTGGCCGTCGCCCATTTCGCGGCGTCGGTCTCGAACGCTCCCTTGCGCCCAATGAACGGCGTCTTGGGCGCCAGCGCCACCAGTTCGGTGGACGTGGTGCGCCAGTAGTTGAACATCCGCTGCGGATCCTTGGCGTCGCGCACCAGGCTCCTCAGCCGCCGCCGGCCGTCGATGTGCAGTTCCTCGCCATAGACGGGCACGATCGGGATGTACTTTCCCGCCCATTCCACGGTCTCCAGCACCTCGGCGCCGGTCAGGATGCGCTGCGTCACCTTGTGGCTCGCGACGCTGCGCGGTCGCCCGACGATCTTCACGCCCAGAGCGTCGAACATCGCCTTCTGTTTTTCATAGACCGCCAGCTCGACCACCTGGCCGTCCGACAGCGCGACGATGGTCCGCTTGACCGCCTCCCGCGTCCACTGTTCGGCCACCATCACCCGGTCGCCGTCGAGCCAGGGGCCGCTCAACGACGCGTAACTGTCTGCGGTCCAGTCGACCGCATCGGCGCCTTTCCAGCGCGCCTCGAACGCCGCCTTGGGCAGGGTGTCCACCACGAAGGCGGAGTTCCAGTCCGAGCTGTCCGCCGCCGTTCCGTCCGGGTCGCTGTAGATCGAGAACGGGTTCGCCACCCGCTCCACCACCAGATCCTGGTCGAAGCCGTCGTCGGAAGCGTATCGCGTGTTGATCCGGAAATAGCCGAACCCGCCCGTTACGGCGAAGTCGAGCGCCGTATCGTAGGCTACCTCCGCGTCGGAGGACTGCTCGATGTGGCGGAGCAGGCCGTTGAACACCTCGGCGGTCTCAGGGTCCGCGCTGTCGTCCACCGGATGCACCACGATCGCCGGCTTATTCTGCCGCGCGTCGTTGACCACCTGCCGTATGAACGACGGCAGCCGGTTCAGCGTCAGACACGGCCGCCCGTCCAGCTCCCGTTCCCGCCGGATCGCCTCCGGCCACTGCTCGCCCAGCCGGGCGAAGCGCAGGTCATCCAGCGCCTCGCGCCGGTTCTCCGCCTCGGCGTCCGCCGCCCGCTCAAACGCCTCGCGGGCCTCTTTCAGGATCTCGTCGTCGGACAAGGCTTTGGCCCCATATGAAAACGCCCGCGCGAGCGAGCCCGGCGGGTGGAAAGGGCCTCATCCGAGGCCACAAGCGATCAGTCGAAAGAGCGGACCGGAGCCTCACCGCAGAGCGGCGGGCGCACCAATCAACGCTGACAAAACCCTACCGGAAACGCGCGAGAAGCGCAAGAACAAAATGCGAACATTCCAGGGCCGCCGCTCAATCACGGCGCCGACGCCGGGCGCAGGAGGCGCAACCCGGCGAAGAGCAGGACAAGCGACACGCCCAGATAAGCGACAGCAAACGCCGGCGGCTCACTTCCCCGGACCAGCGCCAGCACGGCCGTTGCAGCCGCGACCACGCCGACCGCCACGGCAATGCCGGGCGCGTGGCGCAGCCGGGCAAGCGCCGTCCCGATCGCCATCAAGGCCAGCATCGCGGACAAGGCGCCGTCGGCGGACGCCGTTCTGCTGATCTCGAACGCCGAGTGGGCGAGCACGCCAACTGCGCCGAGTATCGTGACCCACCGCATTCGCCAGATTGGGAAGAGCGGGAACATTGCATGAACCGTCCCGCGCTTCAATAATGCGGCGCGGCCTAGCGCGCCCTCAATAGTGGAAGCGGCACTGCGCAATTTCCAGTTGCTGAGCGGTCCCTTTGCCGGAGACCCGATAGACGAGGCGGTCCTCCAGCGTAATTCGCCGCGACCACCAGCCCTGCAGGTCGCCTCTCAAAGGCTCCGGCTTGCCCGTGCCCTTGAAGGGCGTCCTCGTGCATTCCCTGATGAGCCCGTTGAGCCGTTCCAGCGTGTTGGGCTCTGTCGCCTGCCAGTGGAGGTAATCCTCCCAGGCCCTCTCGGCGAAGACTAGCCTCACGGCTCGATCAGCTCGCGCTCCGTTCCTCCGCCGGCGTCAAGTTCACGCACCGCCTCACGCAGACGCTCGGCGTTCAGCGGCGTGGACAGCAGGTGGAGCGTCTCCTCCATGGCGTTCCAGTCCGCCAGCGAGACCATCACCACCGCCTCGGCCTTCTGCCGCGTGATGATCACCGGCGCGCGATCCTCCACGACGCGATCCATCACGTCCTTCAGGTTCGCACGCGTGTCGGAATAGGTCAGAACGTCCATTGCGGCCTCCGACATTCAATATGTACGCAAATACGTACAATTACAACTGCGCGGGAGAGCATCACTTCGGGGGCTTGCGGGAATTCCGAGTCTCGTTGATCCCACCGACGAGCCCCTTGCCGGCCGCCAACGCCGTGTCCGCTTTGAACCAGGTTGGCGTGCCATTTACCACCCGCTGGACAAAGCCAAACCGCGGAAGATTGTTGATGCGGTCAGCACTGTGAATGCGCTTGTGAATATCCGCCGCAAGCGGCTTGATATTGACGGGATGATTCCGAATTTCTTCCGGGACCCAAGTCCATTTTTGGGGAATGGCCCAATGATGTCCTTATTGTCCAACCTCGAAATATCCGGCTCGCGCCATGCGCCTTTGGGTGTTTTTCCAAGTTGTGCTTGTGCCTTTCTTGAGTGCAGCCTTGATACCTGCCTTGCCAAGACCTTTAATTACGAAGGTACCGGGCATGACATCAGCTACAGCCACTACCCCGTTCAAGCCCGCGCCGAGGTAATCGCCCTCTCGGGCGTCCGCGATGGCTTCTCGAGTCGACCCCCAAAAGGGGATCAGGCTTTCAGCGAATCCGGGATGGCTGTCCCAATCGACTAGTGGAGGCGCGGGCTTGCCCTCGCGCGGAACGCCGTCGGCTTTACGATTGGCGCCCTGCTGGCGAAGCATCTCATCGTAGCCCTCCCCATCCGGATCGGGCACGGAACTGGGTTCGCCACGGGGCGTACGGGCCATCAGCAACTCCTGCTTGTGTGACAAGGCACGAAGACGCGCGCCCGAGGGGCGGCGAGTTCTCAAAATCTGGGATTGGAAGTCGGCGTCGCGATCGCCTCAGGCGGCGGGCGCACCAATCAACGCTGACAACACTCTAGCAAAAACGCGCGCGCCCGTCAAGAACAAAAAGCGAACAAATCGCTAGTCCACGACCGCCGGCTCCACCGTCTCGCCGGGCAGCTCCAGCTCGCAGATCAGGCCCTCCGGGCGCCAGTCGAACCGGGTTTCGCCCTTCAGCGGGCCGCCCAGGGCGCGGGCCAGCATGGTGGCCCCCAGGCCGCGGCGCGTGGGTTTCGCCACGATCGGCCCGCCCGTCTCCGCCCAGCGGATGGTGAGGGGCCCGCGCCCCTCGCGGGTCCAGGACACCACGACCTGGCCGGTCGGAGCCGAGAGCGCGCCGTACTTGGCGGCGTTGGTCGCCAGCTCGTGCAGCGCCATGGCCAGCGCCTGCGCCGCGGCCGGCGGCAGGGCGACGTCCTCGCCGCGGATCGAAACCCGGGCCGCCTCCCCAAGGCTGAAGGCCAGGAGCTCCTCCTCAACCAGCCGCCGCAGGTCCGCGCCCTCCCAGCGCGCCTCCGACAGCAGCTGATGGGCCCGCCCCAACGCCGTGATCCGCCCCAGCAGGACCGTCTTCAGCGCCTCCGGCGTCGCCGCCTTCGAGAGCTGCACCACGCTCTGCACCACCGCCAGCAGGTTGTTGGCCCGGTGATCGACCTCGCGCGCCAAGAGCCGCATCCGCTCCTCGGCGTCCTTGCGGTCGGTGATGTCCATCGCCACGCCGACGGCGCCGCGCGGCTGGCCCTCGGCGTTCAGGGTCAGCTCTCCGCGCAGCAAGATCCACCGCACCTTGCCGTCGGGTCTGCGGATCCGGAACTCGACCTCGACGTTGCGTTCGCCCCGCCGGAAGACGTCGATCGTGAGCTGCCGGATCCGGTCCAGTTCGCCAGGCAGATAGAGGGCCTGCACCTCATCGAGCGTCAGGTGCTTGTCCGGCGCGACGCCGAGGACGGCGTTCAACTCCGGGCCGTGCACCAGGCCCTCCCTGAGATGGGACTGCCAGACCGCCAGACGCCCCGCCTCCATGGCGAGCCGCAGCCGCGCCGCCCATTGCGCCCGTTCGCCCTCCGCCGCCGAGCGCTCGGTGATGTCCTGCACCGTGCCGATGTAGCGCGTCGCCCGCGTCACCCCGTTCACGGTCTCGAACACCGCCCGCCCGTTCAGCGCGACGCGCCGCCGCTCTCCGGCCGGCGTGATCAGCCGGTACTCATAGGCGCTGTCGTCCCGTCGGTTCGGGTCGAGGGCGCGGCGGGTGTGCTCGCGGGTCTTGGCCAAGTCGCCGCGATGGGTGACCGCCGCCACCATCTGGGGGGTCACTGGCCCCGTCGCGGGAAAGCCGCAGATCGCCCGGGCTTTCGGCGACATGATCATCTCGCCCGTCGCGCGCCGCCACTCCCACACGCCCAGTCCCGCGACCGCAACGGCCATGTCCAGGCGCGCCTGGCTTTCCTTCAGCGCCGCCTCGCCCCGGGCGAGCCGCGGGGCGGCGACGCGGAAGGCCTCCGCGAACGCGATGATCGCGCTCGCCGAGACGAAATAGAGGATCAGGCTCACCGCCTCGGCCGGCGTCTTCAGCACGAAGGAGCGCGTCGGCTCAAGGACCACGTACCAGACGAGGAGGCCGCCCATCGTCATCAGGAGGGCGCCCGACATCCAGCCCGCCACGATGGTGGCCAGGAGGACCGCCGGATAGAGCAGCGCGAAGGCCGTCACCCCCGGGACCACGGCGTCGATCCCCAGGCGGATGACGACGACGATGGCCAGCAGCAGCACAGCCACCAGGAACCGCGTCAGCGGCTGTGGCGCCACGGCGTCCAGCCGCCGTGGAATATCCATCCTGCTCAAGCGGTCGAACACGCCGGTCCCCACTCTCTCGGCGTTCATCTGGGCGCCGCCCCCACGCGCGGTCAAGCCGCGGGAAAGCCCTAGACGAACGCCTGAAGCGTCGCCGCCGGCCCCGCAACGGTATCGGCGGTTTCCGAACGCGGGTTTAACGGCGCTTCCGGCGCCTCGGGCCTGGCGTTAGCGTGTTCGCGAGGAGACCCCGCCCATGATCAAGCTCAGCTTCTGCCTTGTGCGCCTGCCCCACCTCACCCGCGACGACTTTCAGGCCTATTGGCGGGGAACCCACGCGCCGCTGGTCGCCAGCGTCGCCGGCGAGCTGCAGATCCGCCGCTACGTCCAGACCCACAGCCTGCCGCCCGAGGTGCAGCAGGGCCTGCGCGCCAGCCGCGATGCGCCGCCGGAGTTCGACGGCGTCGCCGAGCTCTGGTTCGACAGCCTGGAGGCCATGGCCGCCAACGGCGCGCGACCTGAGACCCAGGCCGCCGCCGCCGTCCTCCTGGAGGACGAGCGCCGCTTCATCGACCTCCCGAAGTCCCCGCTGTGGTTCAGCCAGGAGCACGTGATCGTGGGGTGAGCGCCCTCAAGGGCTCGGGGGCATAGCGCGCGCACAGGGTCCGAATTCGCCGCGAGCCGGCGAGCGGTCCTTCCCCACGTCCGCTACGGGTACAAAGCCGACTTCAGCTCCAGGGTTCTGACTTCCGCTGCTCGCGGTCAATCCCGGGTTGGGGTGTGCTTCCCTAGCCTCCATCACGTCACGGGCGCAGCTCGTCGAGCGTCGCCCAATAGCGCTTACCGTCGGCTTTCTTGATCCAATATTCGGTGAACCCGTTGCTTGGCGAGCAGAAGGCGCCGGTGACAGTGCCCGCGCCCATCTGACTCTGAATCTGCTGGCCGATTTTGAGCTTGAAGCAGTCTGGCTTGGCTGTGGTTGGCACGCCGGGCTTGAGCAGCGACGGCT